GAACCAATTAGGCCCATAACTTATATCCCTAATCTTAATTTTATAAAATAACTTATTATTTTCTTGAATATTTATTTATATGAATATTAAGAAAATAATTTTCGAATCCGTTGATGAATTTGAATGGGCAAAACAAATTAGTGAACCTGATGTTTATGCCGTTTATTATGATACCGGCCATCCTAGTGGAAATGATTTAGAAGGTTACTTTACCAAAGACGCTTTTGACCGTTATTTAATTGAACGTAATAAAGAACGTGAAGAAATGGGTGAAGAACCTGAAAAAATCGATGAATTTATTTTTAGAAAAATTAACATTAATTGGTGAGAACTGAATATACTATAAAAGATTTAGAAACTTTTCATAAAGTGGGTACAAAATTTTATGAAATTTACCAGTATTCTAAAAACGATAAGTTAACCGACGTTGGTGAGCCGGTAATTTCGGCTGATGTTGTTAATGACAATATCGGTAATTTATATCACATTGGTTTTCGTGATGATAAATATTGTGCTTGTTATCACGAATCGGTTTATTTAGGTGGTGGTAGTGGTTCTTGGGCACCTTTGGAAATTTGTATTGAAGGTCAAAACTCTTTATTGACTTGGTTGAATCAAGGTCGTTTAGTTCCTGTTGAAGTTTATAAATCCGGTAATTTTTTTGATGTCGATTTTTTCGATAACCTAAATGAATCAACCGGTTACCAACCAAAATTATATCTAAGATTTGAACCACCTATTCATAACGATGCACTCGGTATCAAACAATTGGATAAAATTTTAAAATTGGTTGAAAATGAATACCCAACAGTTAGTTGGTGGGAGGGTCAAGAACCTTCTACATATAATCCTTTTATTGATGAAGATGATGATGGCGGTATTCCAGATCAAGTTAAATCCATAACCATTGGTTATTGGCGGGACAACCCAAATAGATTAACTTATGGTATATGGGACGACAACGATAATAATTACACAAACGCAATTGATGGTTGGTTATGGGTTGAGGAACGTGATGTTGATTATGATAAAACTTCTGATTTATTTAATTCCTTAAATGAATCTACGTATCAACCAAGATTAAATTTAAGATTTGAAGAAGGTATTTCTGATGCGGATGAACTTGATAAGGTGTTACGAGTTTTAGAAATCGTTTATCCCGGACTAAAATGGATGGGTAATGACCCAATTACATCACACAATGTTATACGTGACGGTAACGAGCAGGATTTTGAATACGATCCAATTTTTTATTTAACAATTGGTTATTTTTCTCATGCTCCAAATAAACTTACTTATACAAATGGGACTGATGGTGATATTGATTATGCTGATAGTGAACAACATAATTATAATTGGGTTGAAGGTTGGCAATGGGTTCAAGAACATGATGTTGACTACGATGTGACATCAGATATTTTTAATCAACTAAACGAATCTGTTCAAAATTATGAACCTTATACTATAATTTTTGACCCACCAATCGAGGATCCAAAAACAATGGAAATAGTTTTAATGAAGTTACAAACCATCCATCCTGAATGGACTTGGGTTAATAATAAAAGGTTAATTGATTATAATCCTTTTGATAATGAAATTCAATATGATAGATATAATGGTATGTATGATAGTGTAGTCGGTAATTTAACCCTTAATCACCCTGAGTGGAAAGATACAAAAGGTTTAAGTTGGGGTTCTGGTGATCCTGATGAACCTTATTTCGCGGATGTGCCAAAATATAATGGTTGGGAATATATAAAAGATTTAGGTGACACACCAAGTACCGAAGATATTTTTAGTCAACTAGATTGAGGTATTAAAAATTTTTTATTATCTTTATCTAAAATAATCTATTATGAAATACGAAAAATTTGTTTCTCTTTTTGGTGCCATATTCGCCATCTTAACTTCAGGTATTAACTTTTATAACGATGAATTTAGTATTTCTTTTGTATGGTCCGTTGTTTCTATATGGGCTATGGCAACATTTTTTTGTGAATTGAATTTAGAACGTAAAGAAAAAGAAATTCAATCTTTAAATTCAAAGTTAGAAAAAATTGAATCTGATAGCGTTAAAATAGACATTGACACATTACAAGAATTAAGCACCAAAATACCAAATGATATGGATTTTGGTTATACCGTTAGAAAATTTTTAGAATCAAAAAAGAATTAATATTTATATTAACATGATTCGTAACGTTGTTGTTAACTACAAAGGTCTACTATTAAATTGTAGAGGTTATTATTCACCATACAAAGATAATGGTTATGATAACCCACCTGATTATGAATGTTTTGAAATTGATACTATCCATTACAATGATACCGATGTTACTGAATTGGTAAACGTATTAAATATTGACTGGTGTGATTTAGAGTCTTTATGTATTGAATCTTTAAAAGACCAATAGAGATATTTATTATCAATGACAGTTGAAGAATTATTTGATAATAAAATTATATGGTTAGGTGACGACTCAGTCTGTGCCGACAATTTCCGTTATTTTAAAGAAGAGTTAGTTACTATCTTAGGGGCTTTAATGCGTGAAAATGACCCAAAAAAAATTGAATCTAGTTTTAAGTCCATAAAAAATATGGAAAATGAAATTAACTTAGACCAATGTTTATGGTATGTACGTTTTTTCAGAGCAGGTAAATATAATTTTAAAATTAGTTATTACACTGGTTCCGAATTTGATTTGGAAGATGCAAGAGAAAATTATCATGAATGGATTGTCGCTGGTTATAAAACTTTAAAGTGGTCCGACTTAGTTGGTGATAACCCGACTGATACCTATGATATTTTCAATAAAATAAATGAATCCGGATTTATGTCCGAATCAACTGAAGAAGAACCTTTTTTATTTAGGAAAAAAATATGGTTTGATGAATCGGCTAATAGAGAAGACATTGAAAGAGTATATCAATTTTTAGTTAGTGTGGGTTATAAAGATTACGATAAACACGATAAAGAAGATTTTCTTACTGAACTTGACGATTTTATCTACCGTACTGGTTTGGGTTATTTTTATCTAACCGGCCATCGTCCGTGGCCTTTTTTAGATTATGGTAGTTTTGACGATATTAATTTAAATTTAGATGAAATAAAAGAACACCCGAATTGGGTTTACTACAAAGATGTAGATACCGATTTTGATAAAACATCCAACATTTTTTCTAATTTAAATGAGTCTATAGAAGAACCAAAACCAAAAGTTGATGACTACCTTTATTGTTATAAAGATGTTATCATGGAAGATGATGGATTTAGAGAGGCAACAGCAGGTAAATTCTACCCTATTATAAAGGTTTTAAATAGAGATAGGTTAGAAATAATCAATAACAGTAAAACCGCGCATCAATTTAGTACTGACCCTAAAACAGATTGGCATTACGGTATATGGTTTCAATTGGTTCCAAAAGAACATAAACAAGACTTTGATTCTTTTAACCCTGAAGACATCTTCAATCAATTAGATTAACCCTATCATTTTTATTTCTAAGAACTATATTTATCTAATATAGATAAATTGGTTATGACAGGTAATACAAAAAACGAAACATATAGTGTTAGAGCATTATATGAAGTCATTAAACTTAGCCTTTTAATGCGGGATAAAGATTTAGTTCATTTTATTAGGACAATGAACGACAATATTATTGAGGATTTTGAGAAGATTAAGAAAAAATCGAATATAACATTAAATGATATTATAAAATATTATGAAAACTACACTATTGTTTTCATGATGGTTAGGGCAATAATGCAAGAAGCTAACATTTCAACCTACCAAGAAAAGGCTAGAGAGATTACGAACTACTTATTAACAGATGAATTACATAAAAAATCTGAAAAACCTTCTTCGTCTATTTATAATAATGATGACGATTAAGATATTTATTTGATAGGATGAAAAATATTTTTAAATATATTATATTAGAACAACTCTTAACCGAGAATAGAATACAACAGGCAAAGGATAAATACCCTTGTCTCCCACCAAAATTTATTGATTATTTATCAGCTGGAGATTCATCAGGTAATAACAAGTATCTTGAATGGATGTGTAAAAACGCTTGGGATTCTGAAGGGGTTAACGAGATTACAGGTATGGAATGGGCCTCAAACACATCAACCATATATCAGTGGTTAGAGGATAATCATGATTATCCTGATGAAAAGGGTGATCCAACAAAACCACCAATTTGTCAAAATATTTTAGCCAATGAGTTTAGTAGCAGAGTTAAAAAAACTAATTTTGATAATATAGAGGTAAAATATTTTCTTAAAGACTTAGCCGACGCTTTAATTGAAGAGGTAAAATATTTTCATCGATTTGTTAATGCATTACCCATTAAAGATATTAATAGATATAACTATAATACTTTAAAAGACGCTTTATCCAATAAAAAATTACAATCTCAAGAAAAAGAATTAGCGAAAGATGTAACCAAAATTTATGAAGATAATGAATGGTTATTTGTTTCCCCTAAAACACATCAATCTTCTTGTGCTTATGGTGCTAACACTAAATGGTGTGTTACTATGAGAGGTGATAATAGTTATTTTAAAAATTACACTGACAATGGTGAGTATTTGATTTTTGTTATTAGTAAAGCTGCAAACCGAAAATGGGCGATACATACTAAAATTCCAATGGGATCGGAACCACAAGATGTTAATATTAATTTACCTTGGCATAAAGAAGTTAAATTATTTTATGGTTATGTCGATAAACCAGCTGAAAGGTTTCCTAGAAATCCTAGGGGTGGTTTATCTGCTTTATATAAAGGTGGTTCAAAAACAACTTATTGGAATGCTGAAGATGATGAAATTAATTGGGATGAGTTTATAAAAGAGTCTAATTTACCAGAAAAATTACAACAACTTTTAAGATTTGTTGAAAAAAAGGTTGTAGTCTCAATAGCTAAAAAGAAAAAAGGTGACATACCTTACGAAAAAAATGAAAACCCTGTACGTCTTAGAAAAGGTGATAAAGTTAAATTATTAGCTAGTGGTTACGGTTATATACGTGGTGACGAAGGTTATGTAATTGCCACATGGTTCGGATCGGGAACCAAAGGAACTAAATTACCCCAAGATGATGCAGGAGTCTATACCGTTTACGTACCGAAAAGAATTAGACAATACCGTGATTATACTAGTGATTTTTATAAAGCTTATAATACAATCGACTTAAAAAAAACAGATAAACTGTTACCTAAATTAAATTTAGGTCCAGATGATGATTTTGAAACCGGTAATCAAACCATAACACTCACAGGTGTTAATATAAACGGTGTTTTCCTACAAAAAATAAGATAAAAACCCCTATGGGGTTTTTTATTTAACGATACTTTAAGACAATATCCATTTCTTCTATTCTTTTTTTCGCCTGTTCCAATAACTCTGTGTTAACGTGTTTTATTTTAAGATAGAAAAACCATATAGGTGTGTAAATCACAAGGTTTATTACAAAACAATTAAAACCAAAAGATAAATTACTAAACATTAACACAAAAGACGGTAGTGAAAACACCAACATAAACAAATGAAATAAAAACCATTCGTTATTTAAAATAACAAGTTTTTTTGCAGCTTTTTTTATTTTAATAATTTCTTCTGTTGATACATTTTTCCAAACTTCATTAATTGTATAATCCGAATAGTTCATGTGTGTAAATCTTTAATTATAATACAAAGATATGTAATATTTATAAATAAACAAATTTAGATGAAAAAATTTTTAATTACTGAAACACAATATAAAAAACTTAGAAAATCACTACTTGAAAATAAATTAAGGTCTTATGTTTTTGATTGGGATGATAATATTTTAAGAATGCCCACTAAAGTTAACATGGAAAAAAATGAAAACGGTAGTTGGGTCCCCGTAAAAGTTTCAACTGAAGAGTTTGCTCATTTTAGGTCAGACCCTAATTATAGAACAACACCAAATTCATTTGCTGACTTTACTGATAACAAATCTTTCTTGGTTGACGCTGAAAAGGCTATACATAATGGTAGTTTTGCACCAAGTTACAAAAAATTTATTGAGGCTTTAACACACGCAAACCCTTTCGCTATCAATACGGCTAGAGGTCATAGTCCTGAAACTTTAAAAAAGGGGGTTAAACTTTTTGTTAAAATGGTTTTAAGTGACGACGAAAAAAGAATGATGTTTACAAACATTCAAAAAGAATTACCAAGTAGTTTAACTCAGGGGCTTAATGCCACACAATTATTAGATTTGTATTTAGATGAAAGAGGGGAATTTTATCCTGTTTCTTCTGAAGAATTTGGTGAAAGATTTGGTCTTGAAGTTAAAGGCGGAGCGTCAAATCCTGAACACGCTAAGAAAGTAGCGATTGAAAATTTTGTTAAAAAATTACTTGATGGTGTTAAAAAACATATGGTTGCCGGTAAATACAAAAAAATATCTTTAGGATTTTCTGATGATGACAAAAGAAATGTTAAAGCAGCACAAGATTTTCTTGAAAATGAATTAAGTACTATGTACCCTGAAGTTCATTTCGTTATTTACGATACTTCTGAAGGTGGTAAAAGAAAAATTGTTATTGAAAAAGAATAACCCCTTTAAATAAACTTAAAGGGTTTTATACTTTGTGACACGTTACCACTTCCAACAACATCTTTTATTGCCATACCGTAAGCGTAATTCATTCCTTGCACAATCGATTCAAGTATGTACGGATCCGTGTTACCATAATCTTGGATTCTTTCACCCTTAAAGGTTATACACCTAATTCCGGTATTAATTTCAAAAGGTTTTATCTCCCACCCCCCTTCGGAAAGATGGATTAAGCCCGAACCGACAACTTTTTCTAGAAATTCTTTTAAATCCATTAATGTAAGTTATTTATTATTACAAAGATATAGAATATTTATTAATTAGAAAACATGTTAGTTAGAAAAATTATATCGGAACAAATTTTATCGGAAGGAAGACTAGATGATGCTAAATCTTTTGTTATTAAAGATTTCCAAGATTATTTAATACCACAATCTTATAAAGAAGGTAGAAAAATGCCTGAGTGGTTTGTAGATTTGGTAAATTCTGATCCTTCAGGAAACCAAAAATATTTAATGTGGGCCTTAAAAGAAATTAAAAAAGCCACAGGTAAATTCCACCCCTTTAACGTTGCTAGTATGTTAATTGAAAACCTTATTACAGGGATTACTAACTTTCATAATTTACAAAATAAATTAACTAAAGAAAATATCGATAAGGTTGTGGCTTGGAGTGCAATATCTAACCCAAAAGAATTTTCAATTTCTTATGGTACTCCATCACCTTATTTTAAATTTAGATACCCGATAGCTGAATTAGAAAATATAATGAAAAATCCAAAAGATATTAATTCATATTATGACCATTATTTATTGTTTGAAATAACTAACGCAATTAAACAATTGCCGTCTAAAAGTGATATCAAAAAAGAGTCCATTAAATTAATGGATAATGACTATTGGTTAGTTATTATACCAACAACACACAGGTCTTCTTGTACTTACGGTGCCGGAACTCGTTGGTGTACGACAGCAAAAGAAGACGTTCAGTTTAATAGGTATCAAAGTAATACAAGTTCTTTATTTTATTTTATCCCTAAAACTAAATCAATTAAAGATATTTCTGATTATTTTTTAGATTATTTAGACGAAGAATTTGATATGAGTAAAGTGGCTCTTCATATTAACATTGACGGTGATATGGTTTTTTACGATGCCTCAGACGGGGAAATTGATGCTCACAATATATCCGACATGGTAAAAGATGTTTACGGTTTAGAATCAGCTCACGCTTTTTGGTCGGGGGTTATGAGGGCTGAAGATTATCATAAAGATAAGATAGGTAAATTTTATGAAACACACAGTTAATTAATTGTGTCGGTTTTTACTTTTTCTATCCATTTTGTTTTTTTTACGTAAACTGTATCGTAAATTTTTACCACTTTTTTAACGGTTACAGTATCATATACTTTTCTAACCTCTTCATTTATTTCTTTTTTTTCTGAAGATATATGTAAAAAAATAAAGAAAAATAAAATAATGGTTGGGAATCCCACCATTGAAAGACCTGTGTAGAATAAAATATCAAGTGTTTTTTTCATTGATTAAGTTTTTATATATACTAGATAATGAATGTTTTACATTTGATTTAATTTCCATTTCCATTGCTGATCTCCTAGACTCAACCTCGTTATCAAAAATATCGATTAATCTTTCACAAGCCTTAGGATGTAAATCAATTGTGTAACTATACAGATGGTTAACTATTGTTAAAGTTCTTGTAGGTTCAAAAATAATGAATATTTTTTTATCATCATTTTTGATATAACGTTTTTTAGATATTGGTGATATTAAAAGTTTAGATTCTTCTTTTGAAATTAAATTTTTACAAATAGATAAACCCTCATTTTCAAATTCACCGTGTTCAAATTCTTTATCTAAAGAAAATATTTTAAGGTATTTTATAGCTAATTTTTGAAGCCACCTTTTTATTTTATGTTTAAAAGTTTTCATCTTTATTTTTTGTTAAAAATAATTCATTTGAATCCACACCCCCCAAATCAAAAAATTTTTCTTCGATACCTGAGAATGTATTTCTATAAATCGGATAATCTAAATACTTATCATACCAAAGAGCTAAAAACTTAGCCGCGGACTTTAATTGTTCCGTAGTGTTACAACTATCAATAACACTTAAAACTTTTATATAATCAACCCAAATCTTCATTATAAAAACTTTAATAACTGTCACCCCACAAATTTAGGTAATTTATTTAAACATTTCTACCATTTTCATAAATATGTTTTAAAACAGGGAATCTAAGACTAACTCCACCTTCTTGGTTTTTGGTTTCTTCAAAATATTGGATTGTCACGGTTTTACCCACAATTTTAGATGGGTCTTTATAAAAATCTTGACGTTGTTCAATACTAAAACCACTACCCACACCAACTTCAAATCCTTTATGTTCAATCACAATTTGTGATGTCATTGTTTCTGTAATTTCTTTTCCGTTAACTACAATACGAATAGGTCCGTAATTAATTCCTTTAACAACATATTCTGCGTCATGGAATTTTTTTGCCTTTAAAAGGTCTTTACTACGTTTTCCTTTGTAACCAACATTCTTACGTACCATTACACCTTCCCATTTACCGCTTTCAGATTCATCCATCCACTCTTGGAAATGATTTAAATTTTTAATTTTTTCTTGCGGAAGAACTTCAAGGGTGCAATTATCTTCATTACAAATAATAGTTTCACCTAAAACTTTAAGACGTTCAGAAAGTTTACGAACACTTCTTTGATTGGAAAACTCTTCCAAGGTTAAACAATCGAATATCTTATATTTTACATTTTGAATTGTATGATTTTTTCTACGAATTTCTTTCATAATGGATTGAAAATCTTCGTCACCGTTTTTATCAACCATACAAATTTCACCATCAAAAACAATGTTACGAAGACCAAGACTGGTAATTACTTCTTCTACTTTACCCAAGGTATCAAATATTTTACCTTGACGAGAAAAAGAAGTAACTTTACCGTTTTCGTCAACAACAGTAATACAACGTACACCATCAAGTTTACGAGATACGTACCAATCCTCAGTCTCAAAATTCACCATCTCAGGTTCAAATTTTTCTGCTAAAGCAACATCAAATGTTGGGACGGTACCAGGAACGGCTTTGTTGATAAGACTTTCACCAACACGACACTTCAAGTCTTTATCAATAATGTTGAAGATTAATTCTTTATGTTCAATATTTGATTTTATAAACGAATTTACAACACCAATGGCATTGTGTCCAGTTATTTCTCTATTACGAAGATCATCTAACAACTCAAAAATATTATATTCATATTCAGACAAATCAAGTAACGTATTTAACTTCTTACAATTATCTGAAGTTACATAGAATTGATAGAATGGGTTATGAATATACATTACAAGTTTTTTTAAATCAGAATCGTGTAGATATTCTTTTAAAAGTTCTACTTTTTTATTTGAAGAAGAATCTGACTGTAATTTAGTAACAAGTTCTTGAAGACGATTTAAAATATTTTTCATAACACAAAGATACGATTATTTATTTAATACACAATGTATATTATATTAATTTTATGGATGAAAAGGTAGAAAACAAAGTTAAAAGTATTGTCGGTTTATATAATTTTTATAAACACCAAATGAATACGGTAGAACGTGTAGGTTTATTGTCTATGTGGATTGAAGCTTCTATTGATAGGGAAGAGTATGAAGTTGCGGCTGGTTTACAAAAAGAATTAAACAATATTTTAAATGGTGAAGAAGAGTTTCATGTAATTTCACCTTCTTTATTACAAAAAGCACAACGAGAAGAATTAGAAAAACAAATATTTGAATCTTTAAACGAAAAAAAAGAAGAACCTAAAAAAAAGTTAAAATTTGTTAACTATTGGGGTTCCGGCACTTTTGAATTAATAAGAATTGGTTTTAAGGATTTTAAATTTATAGTATTTAATGTTGGGATTGAGATAAAATAAAAAAAGGACCTAAAAGGTCCTTTTTTTATTGTGCAATTCTACAATTATTTTGTAGCTGCCTCTACTGTGCTAGTTGCAACTGCTGCAGTATCCATAGTTGGAACAACAGTATCAACAGCTGTAGCAACAACTGTACTATCAGTAGTTTTTACTTCTTCAGGTGTTGAAGATGAACAAGCGGTCATAAAACCGATTACGCTTAACGCTAAAATAACTTTTTTCATTTTTTTTTAAGTTTTTAATTTTTATTTTTTAATTATAATTAATTATTTCCTATTTGTAAATATATCTAAACCAACAAAAGACCAAATTTTTTACGGTATTCTAACACAGAAAGTTCTTTTGCTTTAGACTCGAACATTAAATCTAAGTCATAACCATAAGTGTTTACCTCATTTTGAACATAGTCATGATGGGCTCGAAAATTTTTTTCGTCTCTTGGTTCGGAAATATGAACAACAGGTGTTATATCAGAAGGCCAAGTTGCCACGGCAAGTTTTAAGGCATCTTTGGTACTCATACCATCATTGTGACAGTTATGATGATGATAGTCAAATACAATAGGTGTTTTAGTATGTTCGTGAATGTATAACAAATCTTTGACTGTAAACATGTTTGGTTTATCATCATTTTCAATAGTTAAACGTTTTTTGGTGTTCTCACCCAGTAGTTGAAAGTTGTCAACCCAACGTTTAAGAGCATCTTGTTTATTACCGTAAGCACCACCAACGTGGATGTTAATCTTAGAATAAGGTGATACGGGTAAACCTATCATATCCATAATCTCGGAATGTTTGTCCAACTCTGATATTGTTTTTCTAACCACTTCAGGGTTTGGTGACGCTAAAACATTAAACGGACCTGGATGAAAACTTAAACGATGTCCGTATTGGGTGGCAAGATTACCTAAACCTGACAGTAAATTACGAATCTTACCAATATCAGGTAAGTCATTAAAATCATACTCACTTGACCATGGGAACATATCGGAAGACATGCGGTAAAGACTGATGTTGTTTTTCTCATTCCACTTGATAACCTCTATAAGGTCTCGAACATTTTGTAGAGAAAGTTCAGAAACATAATTTAGACCTTTGGAGTCGAAAGTTTTTCGAATCATACCACGATTAGTCGTGATATTTTTCTCACCTAAAGTCATGTTGATACAAGCGTAGCCAATTTTCATAATACAAACATACACATTTATATTTTATTGTACAATATTAATCTTATGAAAAATTATTTTGTTGACGCTTACACCAAAAGTAAATCATCTAGTTTTATAGATGCTCACATGAAAATGATGGAGTTATATATACCTTATTTTAAAGACGGTAAGTTAAATTATAAAGAAAAATCAGTTGGCCCTAAAAAGAGTTTAAAACCTCATATATTTATATGTAATGGAAAATAAAGAACATATTAGTAACGTTTTTGTCATCTTAGATTCTTTAAGAGAGTCTAAAGCTAAGTATGTTGAGGTTTTAGATGGTGATGAGGTTATTTTTAAAGTTAAACTTATTGTTGATACTGAAGATATGGTTAACTTATTAGACGGTTTTTTTGATAATGGTTTTAAAATTAAACAGATAACAAAAGAAGAGTTTGATAGTTTTAAAGGCCTTGAGACTTTGCGATTTAATCTTTAAACATATATTTATTATTAAACAAAGGTAAAATGAAAAAGAAAGTTAGATTTAATAACGAAAAATTTAAAAAGCTTATTAGTGAAAAACTAAAGAAAGATGGGACCTTTGTACACGAATCTAAAATAGATAAGGCTATTAAACAATATCTAAAAGAACGTAAAGAAGATTTAGATCCTGAAAACGCTCCAGAAACTAAAGGATTCAGTGACAAAGCATTAAAAGCGTTTGGTGATATGGCAAGTTCTTTGTATGATATCGTAGAAGATTTGATGATTATTCAAACAAAAGAACCTGATGTTTTAGCTGATGATTGGCCTGAAACATCTTCAGAAGATTATATAGGACAAGTTGTGGATCAATTAGAAAATATTATTGAAGCGATTGAACATCTTCGTGATTTTAAACCTGAAAAGGACGATATTAATTTAGATTAAAGTTTATAATCAAATTTAAATTGTCTAAAGTTAATACAAACGATTTAAATTTATGATAGATGAGTTATATGATTCAGTATTAAGTATTACAAACCAAACCGGTTATTTAGATAAAATTTCAGAATTAGAAGATAAAAAATCTTTATTAAAATGGTCTTCTAATAATATTTTTCCCCACAGTAATTATAAAATTTACAACCCAAACTATCCAACTAAGGTTTTTTCATACGATAACCATTTTAGAGCACCTTTTTCTACAATAATAAAAGAAGATGGTACACTACATTGATATTTATATTTGATGGCAATAAAAGGACATAAAGAAAGAGCTCTACTTCGTAGAGGTTACCACGTACAAGAAGCGTTAAAAAGAAGACCTAATTTAAATGAAACTTCTTTTTTACGTAGAAATTTAATTTCTGAAGGTGACGATAGAAAAGAAACTTTAAAGTTAACCCAACTCTGTGGAGAAGATATTGCTCGTAACATCAAAGATAGTGTTTATTGTCATTTAGCAAAACTTTTAGATGAATTACCACAAGCTTTAGCTGAAGAAACTTATAAAGCTATAGATAATTTATATAACTTTTTTAAACCAATTAAAAAAGATAATAGGGTTGTTTTTATTAAAACTATTAAAGCCATATTAAAAAATGAAAACCCTGGTAATTCATTAAGGTTAATATCTAAATTCTTAACCGACCCTGATTTTGATAAAGATGATGTTAAAAAAGCACTTATAAATTTTAGGAATGAGGAGTCAGTACCACAGGATCAGTTAGAAGATTTTCTTAAAAAAGCGAGATTTAAAGAGTACTCCAAATACGAAGAATCTTTTTCAAGTAATAATTTTGATTTATTAAGAGGTGGCAGTAAACTAAATCACGGTCAAATAAATCCTGAAACCGGTAAATCTGAATCATTCTTTAAGATGGTTAGAAGTGTTTATGAAGGAAATATTGACGTTAATTTATTTATTGATTCAGTTTCTAATGCTGTTCTAAATACTGATATTAGTGACTTACTTTATAAATCCGATTTAAAAGTAAAAAATGATTTGATGGTAGGGGAAGATGTTATTATCCCACAAGGTTCAAGTATTGAAGTTAAAAAATTTGACTATGAAATTGATAGTTATTTTTCAGAATATTTTGCAATATACAAAAATAGTAGCATACCTGAAATAGCTCAAGAAGAAGATTTTAAAGAATTATATAATATGATTATTGACGGTATTTTTAAAAACGTACAAGAAAAAGGTCAATTCATGATTAATAAAATAGCTGATAACGTTGATGGTATCATGTATGATAAAAATATAATTGTATTAAAAAAAGATATTGAATTTTATTGGAGTAACAAAGGGCAAAGAAGTTGTGATGAACGTAGATTAAGTATTAGGTTTAAAATTATAAATCCAAATGTTACGGCTTACACATACGATTCAAAAACACATAGTAACCAATTAACCCCACTAGAACTTGATGTCGCTGTTAAACCTAAAGTTTTTTGTCAATAACTTTTATAATTACTCTTTTTTGTTCTGTAATTATAATTAATTAAAAGTTTTACTAAATCAGATGGTATTATAACCCTTTCAGGTTCAATAATAATTCTTTTTGGATCATTTAAAAATACGGCAACGTGAACCTCAACACCACTTTGTTTAGTAAAAATCATTAAATCAGTGTTATAAGTTCTAATCAGTTTGGTGTATATGTACCAATTTTTTTTATTTGGATAAAAATTATTAAAAGGTTTTACTTGGGCTGTTGATGAATTTTTAGGAAGTAACCCGTTGGTAGAATTTATGGTTAAATCAATACCCATAAAATCGGCTGAACCACCTGCTTGAGCGATTTTACTAACAGTAAAACCTGGTATAGATTCTAAAGCCAATTTAGTAAAGTTTTCATCACGATCACCTTTATTTCTGGTTTTATTAATTATATTAATAATGTTATTTTTTAAAGTAGAATTAAGACCAAATATGTTCTCCCTTTCTTCCCATAAAACTTTAAAAAATTCACCATTTATTTCATTCTCATCATATCTTGCATTAAGAACTAGATTTTCTACCAAACCTGGTCTAACTCTATCTATATAAGGGAACACAATTTTATTTTTAACAATCCAATTAGTATTAACGTAGTTGTAATTGGACCACAATTGGTCATCGTTTTCGGTTATTGGTCTAACAATACCTTGGTTGCCACCTTCACCAACACCCCAATATTCTGTATCAGCATACAGATCTCTAATTATATTATTTATTATGTTTTTATAATCATTGTCAAACGCGGAATATGCCATTTTACTTTTGTTTTAATATTTATAAATATAAATAAAAAATTCTTTAATGAAAATCACGTTAGAAAATATAAGAAAAGTTTTATCAGAAAATCGGGTTGATGATGTTAGAAAAAAATTCCCTGACGTTAGTTCTGAAATTGTGGATTATTTTGTAAAAAATGACCCATCAGGTAATCAAAAATATTTAGAATGGTTGGTTAAGGCTATGGTACACGAACCAACGATGCAATCAGTCGAAGATATTTTAGACGAAACAATGCAGTTTAAATCACCAGAAGCAGGTGAGATTGCTGGCTTTTTAATGACGTTAGTTAAAAAATTTCACGAATTATTACCATATATGGTCTATAATGATGAAGTTTCTGGTGAAAAATACGGTACTACAGACCTTTATCAATATAAATTTACTGATAGTGATATGATTCATTACTTAGGTAGTGATTTAGCCCAAGCAAAAGAAAGAAAACAAAGAAAAGACGAAGAAAAAGAGGCTAAAAAAGGTGTTGACAAAATTTACGAAGATGGTAATTGGTTAGTGGTTAGACCTAAAACTTGGGGTGCTTCTTGTGTTTATGGTGCCGGAACTAAATGGTGTACAACATCAAAAGAAACTGATTCACATTTTAAACGTGAAACCGACCGTAAATTTTTAATTTATGTGATTAATAAAAGTAAAAATTCTGATAACCCTGAATATAAAGTTGCTTGGCAAATACCATATGTCAAAAAAGTAAATAAATATGTCACCTCAACACCAGGTAACCCCTCGGTTTGGACTTTAAATACTGATAAAATTAAATTATGGAATGCTGAAGACACTAATATTGCGAGTAGAGGTTCTTCTGGTTATGATTATTTAGATACGGTTCCAACATCTGTTAAGGGAGTTATTCTAAAATACATGCAAACAAAAATGGATGAAATGTATGCCAACATGGCTTACGTTGAGGATCCTTACATCCAAGCTTTGGTTGAACATTTGGCTTTAAGTGAAGAAGAAGTTGAAGAAGTTGAACAAAGAAATTACGGTTATTACGGTATGCGTGTTTATACCGTAGACGGTAGTGATGATTATGCTGTAGCGACAACGGATGAAGTTGAAAGAGCTAAACACGAATGGGCGGAAAATTACATTAGTGATTTAGGCGTTTGGGAAGCTATCGGTAATAACCCTGAAAAATATATATACATCAATGACCCAAGAGGTGTTGCACGTGATATGGCTGAAAGTTATGCAGGGGATTTAGATAATGATGATATACTACACGAAGGAAAAAGGTTAGATAAAGAAACTAAAGTCATGGTTGAAGAGTGGGAAGTTAACCAATCAATCATGGAAAGTAATCAAGAAGAAATCGACGAAATGATGGGTAGATATGATGAATTAGATGAAGACGAAGAGCAAGAATTATCAGAATTGGAGGCCGAAAATGAGTCTATAGAAAAAACCAACGATAAACTTTTAGAATCCATTAAAGATAGACTTTATAACGATTATTACGAACATTATGTTAGTCGTTTAACGGACGACCCATTAGATTGGTTGGAAGACTTTGGTTACTGGAGTAGTAAAACTGGTTTAGATAAAAATGCAATTAAAAACGGTTTGGTCGGTATTGACGAAACCGAATTAATTAATGATATGGCAGATGATTTAGATTATGAATATTTTAGTAGGACTGGTAGTTACGATTATGTAACAATAGATGGTGATAAATACTACATATTCCCAACAGACTAAAAAGGGTAGGTATTTGTTAGATTAAATATTTTTTCACCCTCAAACCTTTCTTTATTTTCCTCGTAAAAATCTACAATAGCTTTATCCTCTTGTTGTTTAAGCCATTCTGTGTATTGATAATCGTAGTCTTCAATTACACAATTAATTTCGTCGATAAATTGTTCTTTAATTCTACTCATACTAATGATAGTTTTTTAATTTCTTTTTTTGGTTTAAAGTCTTCGATAATACTAATTAACCCCGTTTTTAAATCAGAAATAAAACATTGGTGTCCGTACCAGCCACTTTCACCGTAATAATAACCAGATATTTCACCTACCGAATTAAATACAGGTTCAAACCAATATTCAAAACCCAAATTTTTATCAATGTGTGGTAACGGTGTTATTTTGACTTTCATATCACAAATGTAATAAAAATAAATTCTGTATCAAATTATTTTTTGAAAAATCAGATATTTATTATTATATGAAAAGAGTTTGTAATAAGTGTAAAGAAGAAAAAGATTTTTCTGAATTTGTCAAACGTAAAGATTGTCAATTTGGTATCGGATATGTTTGCTTATCTTGTAATCGTAAAAGTAGTAATGAAAGATATAAAAAAAACGGGTATGTGGATACAGTAAAAAAATATAAAGAAAAAAACAAAGAAATAATATCTGATTATCAAAAAAAATATAAAGAAAAAAACAAAGAAAAAACCAAAACATACCAAAAAGAATATTTAAAAAAATGGAGATTAGATAATAAGGAAAAAATGATGGAATATCATAAAAATTATTATAAAGAAAATAAAGAAAGTATCATCCTATCACATAAAAAATACAATAAAGAAAAAAGATACAAGGATCCGTTGTTTAGGTTAAAAGAAAGTATTAGAGCAAATATAAATTCAGGAATTAAAAGAAAGGGTTTTAAAAAATCTTTAAAAACTATTGAAATTTTAGGTTGTTCGTTTGAAGATTTTAAAAAACATTTAGAGTCTAAGTTTGAACCTTGGATGTCTTGGGATAATTATGGTTTATACAACGGTCAGTTAAATTACGGATGGGATATAGACCACATAATACCATTATACTCCGCAGAAAAAGAGGTTGATGTATTAAGATTAAATCATTACACCAACCTCCAACCTCTTTGTAGTAAAGTAAATCGTGATTTAAAGTAGATATTCACAATCAAACTGCTTATTGAACATAAACAAACCAGCTTGTTTTCTTAAATCAGCCTTAGCGTAGTCACCAATACCCATACCGTAGTCATGGGATGCGACATCAGTAAGTGAATTTAATAACTCCCAAGTTGTCATATTGGTTTTCGCGTTTTTCCAATGACGATTTGTTAGGGTGTCAAGGTTATGACCTTTTTCTTTGTACATAGATTTGGCTTCGTTAATTGGGAAGAATCTATCAAGAACAGCTTCAACACGAGCGTCATTCTTATCGGTAACTTTGTTTGCAACCATTTCACGAATTTTTGTTAACTCATTGTAAGAAGCTGAAATTGAATTCATTTTTCTTACTTGGTCTGTAAAAACACCTTGAAATTTTTGGTTTGTTTCAGATAACCCTTTAATGTCTCTCATAAAAGTATTGATACTTTCAATTGAGTTGTCCATTAAACGAGGGCCCATTTCAAGACGACGAGGACCCACAAGACCATTTGTACAAACAAGACGAAGAATATAAGGGTCAATTGCGATATCTTCTGTCGGACCAGCTGTCACAATAACACCTGTATGAAAAGCCTCATCTTTTAAATCAGGGATATCAAAACCCCAACCATTTTTAACAGTTGAAATTTGAATATTTCCGTCACCTGAAATTGACATGTTACCAACATCCAATTGGTGGTCATTGATTACATTTTCAACCATATCGAAATAAAAATCAGGTGAAATATATGGTTTATTAGCGTCTGTAACAGCAACTACTCTTCTAGTAGATGGTGAAATGTAGATACCTACTTTCATATCTTTTTGAATTGCCATTTTATTTTTAATGACTTTAACCAACTGATTACGAGAATTCATACCAAATATGTCAGTAAATTTACCCATAAAAGAATCAGTGATTTTAAGGGTTTTAAGTAATGACTTAAAAGCTCCAGAAGATAACTTTAATTTAACACCTTCAAGAGTAATATTACCATTACGACTTTCAATATCCTCAAAATCGATATTAAGTTCAGATAGTGTCATCACTTTACGTATTGGGTAGTTTTCTTTAACTTCTTTTTTGAAATTTTCGTACTTTATGTTTTCCATGTTTTTAATTTTATACAAATATAATAATGTTTTTAGATAAATACAAGCTAAATTATTAATCTTCAAAATCTTCAACTTCTGATGTTGCCGTAACCAAATCTTCAACAGATTCTTTAGTAGAAAAATTTTTGCTGGTAATTTCTTTATCTGAAGTTTCGGAGTTTTGTAATAATTCTAAAAGTTTTTGGTCGTTTTCTGATTGAAAGTTATCCATTTGTTTTTGGATTTCAATCGCTTTTTCTAACTCATTGTATTTTTTAACATCGTAGTTAAGTTCACCAGATTCCCTATCAAGAATCATGTAAAGTTTTTTACGGATATCACCACGACGATTTTTAACATAAACAACATAACGTTGTCCTGTAACTTCATCAATACGAACATACATCATTGCGGTTGTGTTATGTTTTAGTTTAGTCGAACCAGCGTACTCACCACCTTTAGTAATGTGTTGGATAACATCGAAAGCGGTAAATTTATTATTTTGATTTTGACCCTTAGTGTGTTTAACCAATAAGTTAATTAACCATGTTTCAACTGTTGATGCGTTCATTTTATTTTGAGAATCTTTGATTTTATCTTTTACATCCATAAAAGAATCCATCAAGACATAGTCCCAACCCATATCAAGAGCTTCTTCTAAAGCAACTTTAGGATTATCGTAGTCGGCTAAATAAAGTGTATTTAAATTCATAAGTTGTGGTAATTCTTCAGCCAACTCACGATTATCAATCGGGTTCATTTCAGAAGATATGTAAAGACATCTACGACCTGGGTTGTTTTTCTCAATACCAGCCATTTTGTCTACTAACATTGTAGTTTTACCTGAACCAGGTTCGCCAACAACAACTGAGATAGTTGCCGGCATTGTACCACCTTTTTTAGAAATTATATTATCAATAAATTTACCACTTTTTAATGGTATAAAAACTTCGGGTGGGAAATTAAAATCGTTTAGTTTTACAATTTTTACCGTTTCTTTAGTTTTTGACATACAGTTTGTTTTAGTTTTTATTTACAATTACAAAGATATAACAATTGACTCAATTAAACAAATTTATTTATGAGTAAAGAACAAGTTGAACATCCGTCCCATTATAATCAAGGAAAGACAGAAATGTGGGACTATTCCGCACAACACGACCTTGATTTTTTTGAGGGTAATGTTGTTAAATACGTGACTCGTTGGAAACATAAAAATGGTATTCAAGACCTCTACAAAGCTAAACAATATTTAGACAAATACATAAAAATTCAAGAAGAAAAATTGAAAGAAAATTCGTGATATTTATTATTAAAAGTAATTTTAATGTCAACTTTATTGTTAGAAAAAAAATTCTTAATAACCGAAACTGGTATTAGGGGTATAAACGAATTAGCACAACGATATGAAAATGCGAAAATATATTTCCACCAAGATTTAGACGGTGTAACAACCGCTATTGCGATGAAAAATTATCTTGAACAGCACGGTATTAAAGTGGTTGAGACTGAGGTAATACAGTACGGTGATAAAGAATTTAGTATTAAAAAACCTATGGCAAAAGGTGATATCATGCCGGTTTTGGTTGATTTTGCCCACGGTAAACCAATGTTTGTAATACATACCGATCACCATGATAAACAGGTTGGTGTTGAAAAAGAAACGTCTAAATCCTTTAGACAATCCCGTTCAAATGTTGAGACTATATCTCAAATTATTTCACCGGCAGAGATTTTCCCCCACTCAGATATTTTAATGATATCCACTATTGATAGTGCCGATTATGCAAGAATGGGTATAACACCTGAGCAGGTTATGAATTATGTCTTTGTTTTAGAAAAAGAAAAAAGTTTAGAACAAAACAAAAAGGCAATGTCCCTTGTAACTAATAAATTATTGTTAGCCTATAAAAACAAACCAAGATTTCTAGAACGTTTAGTTATGGAGTCTTCAGCTTCACTTTTAAGTATTTACCAAAATATTGTTAGATTGGCTAAAGAAGAAGGTTACGCATCACCAGAAGTTATGACCCAACACGCTAAACAATATGCTGAGACTATGAAAACTAGTCAAAATGTGAAGTATAACCCAACAACAGGTATTATCTCACAATATGGTGGTGGTTCTATGATAAAACCAGGTTCTTATGATAGATACGTTCCTTTCAAAAACTTTCCCGAAGCGAATTTCTTAATTATAGCTTGGCCTTTAGGTTTATTACAAGCAAGTTGTAACCCTTTTAAAGCTGAAAGAAGTCTTAAAGGTGTAAATTTAGGGGAAATTGCACAAGAAGTATTATTAAAATTTAAACCACAATTAGAACAATTTGAGATCACGGTAGATACTATCAAATATTTTGCGGAAAAACATAAAGATTTCGGTCAAGAATCTGTGGGATTTACTTACAACGACCTTATCGCTATTTACGGTCAAACAGAAGGTGGTGTAGTGGGGTTAGACTCAATACCTCAAGGTGCGAAAGAAGGTTATACTGTAGAAAGATGGAGAAATGCAATTAAAAAAGTAATGGATAAACCTTACACAACTTTAAATGATAATGAAATTAAAGCCCTTAAAATGTTAAAGGTTTCAGGGTGGGACATGATTCAGGCTAATAGTGGTGGACACAAGTGTATAACTAATATTTCAGGTTTGATGTATTTTGGTAAACAAGGGGTGCCTTATTTAAAAGACTTTCAAGCCGAATTCGAAAAAGAATTAACGTCAAAAATAATAGCAAATAACCCAACAAATGTTCAAAATGGATAATTTTAATAAAACTAAAAGATTACTTAGAGAAGGTTTTGGTGATGTTCAAACTAGTTTCACCGATGCAATGATAGACATTAAAAAAAGTAACCCAAATCTAACTCATACAGAAGTTATGGAACTTCTTAAAACAGAATTTGACAGATTTTTTAAACTACACACTGATAGAATGGATTTTCCAAAAATCCCAGGAAATTTAAAGGATACTAAATTTAGAGATTATATGCCAACAAGGACGATTCCTTATGGACAGAAAAAGAAAAAGGGGTAAATAACCCCTTTTTTTATTAAAAAAACAAAAAAACCCCTTTTTCAAGGGGTTTTTGTATTATTCACCAGTATCTTCTTTTTTCTTAGTGCTTTTAGCTTTTTTGATACTAATTTTAACATCTTCAACTTTAGAGTTATAAGATATTGTTACCGTATCACCAATACTAAGTTCATTTTCTAGTACTTTTTCAGATATTGGGTCTTCTACATACTTTTGGATTGCTCTATTAAGAGGTCTAGCTCCATATTTCTCATCATACCCTTTTTCAACCAAGTATTCTTTAAGAGTGTCATCAATTTTAAGTGTATAACCCATTTCTTTAACCCTTTCAATAACCTCGATAAGTGGTATATCAACAATTTTCTTAATTTCTTCTTTACCAAGTGACTTGAAAACGATTACATCATCAATACGGTTTAAAAATTCAGGTGAAAAAGCCTTTTTAAGTGAGTCTTGGATTACACCTTCCGCCACTTCGTCATTACCGTCCATTTTAGATTTAGTACCAAAACCAACACCAGTACCAAATTCTTGTAATTTACGTGCCCCAACGTTAGAAGTCATGATAATAAGACAATTTTTGAAGTCAACTTTACGACCTAAACCATCACTTAAATGACCATCATCTAAAACTTGTAACAATATGTTAAAAGTATCAGGGTGAGCCTTTTCAACTTCATCTAAAAGAATTACTGAAAACGGTTTTCTTCTGATTTTTTCAGTTAACTGACCACCATCTTCATATCCAACATAACCTGGAGGTGCTCCGATTAATTTAGATACTGAATGTTTTTCCATATACTCACTCATGTCAACTCGGATAAGTGCGTCTTGGGAACCGAATATACTTTCAGCTAACATTTTAGCTAAATAAGTTTTACCTACACCAGTTGGACCTAGGAACATAAAAGAACCGATTGGTTTATTTTTGTTTTTAATCCCGACACGATTACGTTTAATTGCTTTACTGATTTTATCTATAGCCTCGTCTTGACCGATAACTTTGTGTTTTAATTCCTTATCCATATTACGAAGTTTTTCGTTTTCAGTTTGGGAAACTTTAGTCACAGGAATACCTGTAATCATTGAAACAACTTTCGCAACATCTTCTTCATTAACAGTAGGTCTGAATTTATCTAAATTTTTAGCCCACTCATTTGTGGAATGTTCTAATTCTTCTTGAAGAGTTTTTTCTTCATCACGAAGTTTAGCGGCATCTTCATAACGTTGAGCTTTAACAACATCTATTTTTTGACGGCCCACATCTGCAATTTTTTCTTCAAGATCTACAATTTCTTGTGGTGGTTTAATGTGAACTTGCATTCTAGCACCAACTTCATCAAGAATATCAATTGCTTTATCGGGTTGTTCACGGTCACTAATGTAACGGTCAGCTAAGTTTACACAAGATTCAATGGCTTCTTTAGTGTAAGAAACTTTGTGATGGTCTTCATACTTATTTTTAATGTTATTAAGAATAACCAAAGTCTCATCTTTTGACGGTGGGTCAACAATAACCATTTGGAATCTTCTTGCCAAAGCCCCATCTTTTTCAATGTTTTGTCTATATTCATCAAGAGTTGTAGCCCCGATACATTGAACCTCACCACGAGCTAAAGCCGGTTTTAAAATGTTAGATGCGTCGAGTGAACCTGAAGCGTTACCCGCACCAACCATTGTATGGATTTCATCTATAAAAAGAATTACATCATCCGCCTTTTCAAGTTCTTGCATGATACCTTTCATTCTTTCTTCAAACTGACCACGGTATTTAGTTCCTGCGACCAATGATGCCAAGTCCAAACTAACGACTCTTTTATCAAAAAGAATACGTGGACACTTTCTTTCAACAATTTTAAGCGCCAAACCCTCAACAATCGCGGTTTTACCAACACCTGGTTCACCAATTAGAATTGGGTTATTCTTTTTACGTCTTGAAAGAATTTGTGAAACACGTTCAATTTCATCTTCACGACCAATAATTGGGTCAATTTGACCGTCTGAAGCCAATTTTGTGATATCCCTACCAAAATTATCAAGGATTGGTGTTGTTGATTTCCCTTGGGCGGCTTTCTTAGCTCTTTTACCCAAATCGTCTACTTCTTCAAAATCTCCTGTCATATTCATTATTTTTTGTTTTTTTAAATGTACTAAAGTTTCTTTAAAAGTTCTATAGGTAATACCCTGATTTCCTAAAACTTTTGTGCCGTCTAATGATTTATTTTTTAAAATAGATAAAAATAAATGTTCGACACCAATAAAATCATCTTTTAATTTGTCAGCCTCAAGTTCCGCTGAACTAATAGCGTTTTTTGAGGAAACATTTAAAGGTATAATTTTAGGTTCTACAATATTAGGGTTTTTTACTTTAATTCTCAAATAACTTTCTAATTTTTCTGCTAAATCATCAACATCAGAACCCATTTCGTTTAACACTTGGGTCACTTCGTTGTTTTTAACCAATAAAGTTGTTAAAATCAAATGTTCTGGTTTTATTTTATTGTCACCCAATCTTAAAGTTTCTTTAAAAGATTCCCTGACAACGGTTTTCATATTAGATGTCATTTTTTTCATTACTAATAATTTATTTACTGATTAAAATATATTTAAAATTATACGAAAGAAAAGTTTTCTTTTAACCCTTAAATTATTAGTTTTAAAATAAAAATTATGTTATATAAAAGAGTTACAATATGGTTCAAAGATAACGGTTCAGTTATCGCCACAGACTTTGAAAGAGTTAGTGTTACTATTTCAGGAAATTACCTAATCTTATCTATTCACAATGATGATAGTACAGAAGTTACAACACAAGTACACCATTTAGATGGTATAAAAACATGGAAAACTTACATTAACTAATGTTTATTCAAAGAATAGAAGAAGGAAATACAGTTTCTTGTTTATTTAAATCGTCAAATATTTTGGCCTCAAAATATAATCAAGAAAAAAAAGAATTAACCATAACTTTTAACGCTGGTCGTCAATATACCTATTCTGGTGTAGATTATAAAGACTACCATCGTTTTGAAATGGCGGAAAGTCAGGGACAAATTTTTAATAAGTACATTAAAAAATACCCAACTGTTAAAAACCCTGATATTGACCCTACAGAATTGTTAAACAACGTAACACAAATATTAAATGAACAAGCTGGATCTACAGTATCAAAATCTTCTTAAAGATATATTAGAAAATGGAACAAGAAAAAAATATTGAAAAATATTTGGAGGATAACATGGATATGATATTCGGTACCGAATGTATAAATGGTAGTTTTAGTATAGATCTTCGTAATAAATTAGAAAATAATGTAGTACAAAAAAAAGACAGAACATATTTATCTAATAAAAAAGATGGTAATATACAAAACAACAAATCTGATAAACAATAAAATTTATATCGGACAAGACAAAAATAATAACCCAAATTATTTAGGTTCCGGTAAAAAATTAAAAAGAGCTGTTAAAAAATATGGTAAAAATAATTTTTTAAAAGAGGTGATTGAGGTTTGTGATAGTGAAGAGATGTTAAATGAAAGAGAAATTTTTTGGATACTTTATTATAAATCAACAGATAGAAAAATAGGTTATAATATAAGTGATGGTAGTAAAGAAGGTGATAGAAAATTAGGGTACAATTCTCTTATAAAAAAAGGTAGGTATAAAACTTGGTTAGAAAAATATGGTAAAGAAGAGGCTGATAAAAAACATCGTGAGTGGAAACAAAAAATATCTGAGTATCAAAAAATAAAAATGTTAAATGGTTGGTCTCAAACTGAGGAAGTTAGAAAAAAAATCTCAGAAGCACAAAAAGGTAAAATTATTACCCAAGAAACAAGAAATAAAATGAAAAAACCAAAACCAAAAGGTTTTTCAGAAAAACTTTCAAAAATTAAAAAAGGGGTATCTAATGGGCCTTCTAAATCTAGAAAAAAAGTTGTACAATTAACAATAGATGATAAAATAGTAAAAATATGGGATTCTATTTTAGAGGCTGAAAATTTTTTAAAAATATACAATATATCAGCGGTTTGTAAAGGTAAACAAGAAACGGCTGGTAAGTTTAAATGGAAATATTATGAATAAATTAGACTTAGATTATCAAAACCTTCTAAAAGACATTTTGGATAATGGTTATACCAAAGGTGACCGAACTGGAACAGGAACTATCTCAGTATTTGGAAGACAAATACGTCATAAAATGAGTGATGGGTTTCCTTTACTTACAACTAAAAAGATGGCTTGGAAACAAATTGTAACAGAATTGTTATGGTTTTTAAGAGGTGATACAAACATTAAGTACTTAGTTGATAACGATTGTCATATTTGGGATGGTGATGCGTATAAGAATTATCAACAAAAAGCTCCACATAGCATAGAAGTTGAAAATAAAGAAAATACTTATAGGCAATTAACACAAGAATACTTCATCAATAAAATCAAAACAGATGATATGTTTGCTAAGAAGTGGGGTGAATTAGGACCAATTTATGGTAAGCAGTGGAGAAAGTGGCCATCCATTAGAAGAATAGGAATTGAAGATGGTGATATAATACGCAAAGCTTATCCTGACTATGGTGACGTAGACCAAATCGCAAACCTAATCAACGACCTTAAAACAAATCCAGACTCAAGACGATTAATGGTGAATGCTTGGAATGTTGGAGAGTTAGACCAAATGGTACTTCCACCTTGTCATTATGGATTTCAAGTTTATACAAGAGAGTTGAGTGTTGTTGAAAGAATGGAATATTACGGAAAACATTATATGAAAAAGAATGAAACTAAATCATATGATGAATTACTTAAAGTTAATTATGATGAGTTAAACATTCCTAAACGAGCAATCTCTTTAATGTGGAATCAACGTTCAGTAGATACATTCTTAGGGTTACCATTCAACATTGCTTCTTATGGATTGTTATTAGAAATCATTGCTAAAGCAGTTAATATGGTTCCTGATGAATTGATTGGAAATCTCGGTGATGTACACCTTTATAGTAATCATATTGAACAAGCAAAAGAACAGATTGGTAGAGAATTAACTCACATAGAAAGAATAGAAAAATTATTCGAAACAAACAAAGACGCAAAATCATCGTTATCACAACACTTAAATGAACCAGAGGTTATCTCTTCACTACTTTTGGATGACTTAAAAGTACCAACTCGAACAAGAGAACCATATCCATTACCAACATTAAAACATATGAAAACTGATGATTTCTATAAATCATTATCTGAAGATGTATCTTTAGTGACTCATTTAGATAATACTGATTTTGTTATTGAAAATTATCAATCACACCCAACAATTAAGGCACCTTTATCAAATTAAACTATGGAAAACAAAAAATACGAAGCAGGTTCAATAAATGTAGCTAAAATTCAAGAAGCTACAAAATCAATTGAGTTTTTAACAAACCAATATAAAAAAAGAAGAATGAACACCGAAGATTATATTAAAATGATACATGAAAATTTGGCTCAGCTCACTTCTCAAAGGAATTATCAAGAATACTTAAAACACATAGGTCATTAGTATGAAAAAAATATTATTACTATCTTTAATTTTGTTTGTAAGTTGTAAATGTACACAACCAATACAATATGAAATAAGTTATAAAAAAGAATACGACTCTTTATTGGTTATCTTAAAAGAACAGGAAATTGAAATAGATGTTATGAAAGATGAACTACAATTTAAAGAAAGTGAAATTAGTTACTGGGGTCGTAAATTTGATTCATGTTCCGTATCGAATAAACATAAAAAATGAAAACAATAAAAAAAATAATAAAATTTTTAGATTTCCTTGAACAAGAAAGAATCAAATGCATGATGCATTCTGGTTGGGGTAAATTTTAAATTTGTTGATAGACTTTTACGTCGTAAATAGATAAACAAGGTCTATCATCCGCCGTAACTTCAGATTTTGTTTTATAAGTTAAAACAGGTCCTTCTGTATGCACAATATATCTAAGTTCTTTTGTTTCTTTTTCATGCCCTAAAAAAAGAACTTTAATATCCTCATAACCGTATTTTGAAAGTATCTCACTAACCAAATATTTTAAGTCAGCTCCTGTACATTCGATTGATTCTAACTGTTTTGCAATATCTTCAATATTAAAATCGTTAATACGAGTTTCAATTAATTTTCTAAGTTGATGTTCTTTTAAAATAATCTTCTTTTTCATTCTTTTTAATAAATATCACGAATATTTATAATGTAGATGAAAAATACTGTACAAATAAAGGAAGTTACTAAAATAACTAAAAGTGATAGGTACGTTGATTTAACCGGCTTTGAAATGCAGGATAAATTAAACCCTAGAGTATGGGATAAAGGTGGTAAACTACGTCCTGAAATTAGAAAAAATTTACTTAAAATAGCTGATGACTATATTGAAAGTTTAGGTATTGAAAATTTAGATATAGAAGATGTTACTTTTACTGGAAGTTTAGCCAATTACAATTGGTCCCAATACTCCGATGTTGATTTACATATTTTAATTGATTACGATGAAGTACCAGTTGATGAATCTTTAATCCAAGACTTTTTAAAATCTAAAAGTACTTCTTGGAATCAAAGTCACGATGTTAAAATATACGGTTATGACGTAGAACTTTATGTTCAAGATATTAATGAAGAACACGTTTCAACGGGGGTTTATTCTATCTTAAATAATGAATGGTTAATCAAACCTGAAAAAAAACGTATTACAGTTGATGATAAAAACGTTAAATTAAAAGCAAATCGTATAATGGATTCTATTGATGATTTATATGATGAAATGAAAAAAGAAAAAAATTACGAGATTGTCGTTGAAAAGGCTGACAAAATTAAGGATAAAATTAAAAAAATGCGTCAAGCAGGTTTAGATAAAAGTGGCGAGTTTTCTGTTGAGAACTTGGTTTTTAAAGTTTTGAGGAGAAACGGCATGTTAGATAGACTTTCAGACATCAAAACTGTTGCTTACGATAAATCTGTGACATTAGAAAATAACAGATATTTATTTAAAAACATATTAAAATGACAGGAGAAATTATACATCCATTATCTGGTTCCAATTTTAACGATTATTGGTATAATTCTATATTAATACCAAACGGTGTTAGTACAACAATAAACGGTACCACGTTACCAACCATGAATTCAACAGTAATATTACCTATCGGTATTAGTAAACAGTCTGATGCAACTGGTGATATTTTTTTAATAGGTAATAAAAAATTTGGTGCAACATCTGGTTACACCGGTACTTGGGAAACACCATTATCTAATGATAGTGGTAACGCAAAAGGATCATACTCCATTAAATAAAAAATATTATGAAAATCACAAATAAAGAATTACAAAGAATGAGAGAGTTAATGGGTAATAAAAAATCTATTAACGAAAACATCAATCTTTCAAACATCGAGTTAAAGAAAAAAGCACCTAACGGTAAAATATATGGTGTTGTAAAAGAAATTAAAAAATATTTTATTAAAGAATCTACCGACGGAATCAATTTTGATTTTATAGGTGGTGTTGCCAATAAAACTAAAAATCAATATAATTCTTTTGAGGAGGCAGTTAGAAGACTTAATTTAATGATTGAGGATAGTGATGTCTTAACACCTGATATTATAGAAGAGAAAAAGTTTGTTATTAAAACTAAAAAGAAAAAAATTGAAAATCCTACACCTGAATCAACAGATGATGAGGCTATTGATTTTGATTTTGGTGGTGCAGAAGATAATGAAAGTAGTGATTTTGATTTTGGTGGGGATGGTACTGAAGAGGAAGGTGGGGAAGAAAGTGGAGATTTTGATTTTGATGGGGAAGAAGACACCACTGAAGGGGAAGAAACGGAAGAAACTGATGAGGATTTAGATTTAGAAGATGACAGTGAGGATTCTATAAAGGTAATTCAAAGAATGACTGGTAAGTTAGGTCAAAAACTTAGAGATACTGAAGATAAATCTTCTGATTTAAGTAAATGGGTGGCTAAAAGTGTTTTATCCGCTTTAAGCTTAGAAGATATGGATTCTGAGGATAAAAAAGATTTGATTCGTACAATTAAGAAGAAAAAAGACGAAGGTTCTGACGAAGAATTTGATTTTATGGACGATGAAAAAATTATGACAACACCAATTATAACTTATATGTCAAATGATGATATGGTTGATTGGGGTAGGTTATCTGATGAAGAAAAAGCTAAAATTGTAAATCATTCAAGTGATGATGAAATTGAATACGATGGTGAGGATATGTGTTCACACTGTGGTGGTATGGGTCATGATGATATGACAGGTGAAGAATGTGAGTGGTGTATGGGAACTGGTGTCGAGAACATGGAAGATTTCATGGAAGATGATATGTACGGACCTGGTAATGGTGATGTGAAACCGGGTGAGGTGATATTAGATGATGAAGATAATTGCTCATATTGTGGCGATAGAAGTAGACCTTATTATGAAGATGAAACTGAAATGGGTAACTATCCAGGTATGCAAGATGATTGGATGTCAGAACCAAAAACTGATTTCATGTCAAGATTTGCTAAAAACGTTAAACGTGCAGTACCTGGTAAAAAAATGGATGTACATGAAATAGATAGTCACTTAAAAAAAATTCAAAATAAATTAGGTGGTGCTAGTGTGGTCCATATTGACGATAATAAAGTTGTCGGATCTTTTGGTTATGTAGAAGTAAAACCGACTGGTTATATATTACATAAAGAAGGTTCTAAGTTCGGTAAACCTTTTGGTTTTGAAGAATTAGGTAAATTACAAAAATCTATTGGTGATTTGGGGGAGGATTATATGTATGACCCATATATGGAAGATCCTTATATGATGCCACAACCCGCTCCAGCAAGGCCACAAGAAAGACCTGAAACACCTGTTAAACCAGGAAGACCTGATACAGATAGACCGTCTCCCTCTAAGAGACCGTTTACTCCACCACCACATATTACACCAGGTGAAGAACCGGGACCTAAAGCTTGGGAGGATGACGAATATGGTGATGAATATGGTGATGAATATTATGGACCAACCGAAGGTATGAGTTATATGGAAGATGATGAAAATATGGAAATGTGTCAAGCCTGTGGGGGTAGAGGTCATGAACAAGGTACTATAGGTTTTGGCCGTAGACCTAAAGTTTGTATCACATGTGCCGGTTTGGGCCAAGTCCCAAGAATGGAAATGGATGGTGAAGTAGACGAACCTTATATAGATTCAGCAAATCCTATGGGATATCAAGAAGAACCATCTTCTACGTTACCAAAAGGTATGAAGTATAAATTACAATACAAAGAGAAGTTTAATTTCCCTTTTAATATGGGTGAAAATAGTAGACGTAATAAAAAAACCCTTAAAGAAGACCATATAAACAATAAAATGGTATCTTATGAACAAGAAGTTGCGTATGAAGATGTTGAAGATATGGCTAGACAACACGGTATGGATGTTGAGTTTTGTCATAAAGATAGAGCTAAAGACCCTGAAGAACAAACTGTTTACTTAGATTTAATTAAAAAAGGTAAAGCAGTAGCTAAAATTAGAATTAATTCAGCGGGTGATGTTGAAATGGGTCATATGACAGGTAAAGTTTTTAAAGGTGAACCAGTTGATTCTCATTCAGATTTTGACGAAGTTTTACGTGAAAAAAGAATTAAAACAACTATGAGTCCAGCACCAGCACCGTCAAAACCTCAAACAAGACCTGAAACACCTGTTAAACCAGGAAGACCTGATACAGATAGACCGTCTCCCTCTAAGAGACCGTTTACTCCACCACCACATATTACACCAGGTGAAGAACCGGGACCTAAAGCGGGTAGAAAAAAATTAGGTACAAGATATGAATAAAGAACTGTATTTAATATACATAAATAAAATTGGTACTAACTTTAAAGGGGAACACATTTTTGAGTTCCTCTTTTCTGATAGAACTAATTTGGATTGGGATGAGTCTTGGTATGAATCTTCTGTTGTTACGGATAAAAATGATTTGACTCCCGACCCAAGTTTTATTAAACTTGTGGGTGGTTTAAAAACATCTGAACTAGATTTAGAACTAATACAGAATTCGGGGGTTTTTCAAATTTATAATGCTGTAGAAGGTATTGTTGCATTAGGATGGGAAAAATTACAAGATGACCAGGATTACCCAGAAGAAAGATTAGTTTTTAAATTTGGTGAGATTAAAGAATCTGTTGAGGAAAAATTATATTCCCTTGATTTGGTTTTAAATTATGATGATACTAAAATTAAAAAGTAATGGCAGAAAAAGAAATTTCTAATAAAGAAAAGATTAAAAAATTAGAAGATGAGAAAAACAACCTAATAAAAAAAATAGGTGCTTCTAAAAAACAAATACCTGCCGACCAAGCAACAGCATCAGCCTACGGTTCTCAAGCATCAGACCCAGTTTCTGGTTCTGAAGCTTCAGAAAGAAAAAAACAATTTACAGCAAAAAAAAATGCCGAAATTCAATCGGTTAAAATCAATAACGATAGAATTAAAGCTATAGATATAGAAATTAGTAATCTAAGCAAAGATGATATTGAGAGGCAGTCTGATTTAGGTGAGAATAAAATATATAAAAAACAAAATATAATGGCTAAATTAACAAAAAAGGATATACTTAGTATGGTGGAATCAAGTGAACCGGCTAGGATGACCAAAAGTGAACTTATAGAAACTATATCAAGAAGATTAGTTAATGAAGATATGGAAGACAGTGTTAGGAGAAGTTTTGAAAGTGGTGAAAACGATTATTCCGAAATTTTAGGTAGAGAATTAACTGATAGGTTAGCTAGAGAATCTTTTGAAGAAATTGCCTCTAAAATCAGAGAAAAAACTGGAAGACAAAGGGTTACATTACAAGATGTACAAGAACTTTTAGGTGATTCAGTCATCAATACAGCTAAAAAAGAATACGAAATGGGTATCCAAAATTTGGAAAGAAAGGCTGTAGAACTTATTAGAAAAAAATATAATATACCTGTAGATGCTGTTGATTTTGAGGCTACTATAACTGGTATCCCCCCACAAATGTTAGGATTACCTGACAATGCTTCCCCTAGAGAAATTGAAATGATTTCTAGACAACAAGGTTTTAAAATAGGTAAAATTAATCGTGAAGGTCTTAAAATGTCGAAAGCGAATACAAGACCACCTCAAGGTAAATCAACTGACGAATTAAAGAAAGCTGTTAAAAGACGTAGACTTACTAACGCAATGATGCAAGGGGCAGCCAGAAAAAGTCAAAATTTACACATGATGGACGATGAGTTTCGTGAACAAAACCCAGAATTAGTTAGGGGTTATAGTAATTTGATGGCGGCAAATGACGCTTCTTATTTTTTAATGAGTAATGAAACTATTAAATCACAAGGTGAACAAGGTATTCACGCTGGTAACTCTAGGATACAACTATCATCAACAGGTGGTAAACCTAAAGTTATTGCACAAGGTATGACATTTCCAATTCTTTTACATGAATTAGGTAAAGGTGTCATGGAATTAACCTCACTTTGGGGTTTATCTAAAGATCCTGAAGTTAGAAAGTACGTTGCTGATATGGTTGATAACTTGGAATCTGAAACAAACGATATTCGTCTAGGACCTAAAATATGGGAAAAATTTGTTGAACAAATGCCTGTTGACAATCAAGAAGTTATATCTTTAACTTGGCATAAATTACAAGAATTATCTGACGACGAATTTAATAAAATCATTGAGGGTCTTATTTCTAATAAGAATGAGGCACAAAACAAGGTAAAAGAATTAGCTCAGGAATCTTTAATTGAGTTGAGACAAGAAGAGGCTGATGATGTGTTGGATTCGTATAGTGATGATGACGATACTGAAACACCAGAAGCACCTGAAGGTCCAGAAGCTCCTGAAGAAGAAGATGAGTTATTAGCCAGACTTTTAGGTAAAAAAGGTAAACAAACTGAAGAAGAACCTGTTGATGACCCTAGTACTTGGTCTAAACGTGACCTTGAAAACGCAAGAGATGAAGCTTTAGATAATGAAGATTATAAAATGGTAGCTTACTATCAATCAATATTAGATCGTAAGTATTAAAACCTTAGCGTTAGGACCGTTAAGTTATGAAGATGAGAATCTTCAAAAATTAAACCCATCTGTTCGCTCCAGATGGGTTTATTATTTAGTTTCTAATTTAAATTCAGATATTTATTTGATATGAGAAATACTTTTTTATTAGAAGAGTTACTTTTAGAGAGTCGTTTAGATGATGTTATAAAAAAATACCCTGAAGTTCGTAAAGATACTATAGAAGGGTTATCAAGATTAGACCCATCAGGTAACAACAAATACCTTGATTGGATGGTTTATGGTAGTAGGTTGGGTGTTTCTCAGGCTAGAATCGTTAAGGCTATTAATTTATTCCATAAAAACGTTAACAAACTAACTAAAGAATTTTTAGATGAATTAATTGAAGAAAAAAAATGGAGTTGGTTACTTACTGATAATTCGCCTGCAGCCAAAATTTTTCAAAACATTTATAAAAATCCTAAAGATATTAATAACTACAAAGATTATGGTATTGCTTTAGAGATTTTTAAAATGGTTGGTGAAAAACTTAGTAAGTCTGATGTTAAGAAGTTAGAAGCTAATGTTTTATATAATGATAGTAATCTTTTAATTTTAATACCTAAATCACATCGAGCTTCTTGTTTTTATGGTTCAGGTACAAAATGGTGTACCACAACTAAAGATAGTGACAATTATTTTAAAAGATACACCACTGAAGGTACACTAATTTATACTATTAATAAAAAAGAACCTCAAACTAATCCTTGGTATAAAACTGCGTTTTTAATAAAAAATAACGGTGAGGCTCAAGCTTTTGACGCTCCCGATAATCCAACAAGTATACAAAAAGCGGCAGAAAATTTAGGTTCTAATTGGGATACGATTAAAGATGTGATTATTGAATATCTTTTTAAGAATAATTTAAAAGGGGTTGATAATTTTTATTTTGGTCAAGACTTAATTGCTTGGTTAGAGTCTAAAGGTTTGGACCCATTAAAATCTTTATCATCAGAAGAACTTACTAAAAAAATAGGTTTAGAACCTTTAATTAATTATCTTAAAAAAAGAAACATATCTATTTTCGAATATTTTAGTTTTAAAGATTTAATCAACCTTTATGTTACAAAAGATAGTGAATGGGGTGAAAAAATAAAAGAAATTTGGAATGGTTATAAATCGGTGGGTATAAACCCTT